TACACTTTAATGCGTAGCATCATATGTACTCTCTGAGATCTTTCAGGAGTATGCCGATTTTTATAATTATATAAAAATCGGTCTATTTTGAAATTGGGAATAACAGTGTTATCCACTGTATGCCTGCAAGGAAGTGAATTGAGAACCTTCTCCACATCCCCCACACAAAACCTGTCTATGTGTTTCAATCTGTTCAATGCATTGTTGACATGATAAACACTGGGTGTTGTGGGTAGTGACATACTAATGATATTCGAATCGTATAACTTAATTAAACGGTTAGTCGTTGTTCGGATCTTCCTAGCTACTCGTGACGGGCCATGTGTCGTTTCAGACTGGAACTTATAGTCTGTTACGCTAAAGGCGGCATTATGTAATGAATTTACTAAATAGTAAGTTAGAAATTCATCTGATCTTACTGAAGGAATGCCTTTAGGTGCATGTGCCAAATTCGATATGCTACTTTCATAATTTGTATACGCTCGCTTTGCTGCCCTCTTGATATGAGGAGCCATGCGATGAGTGTCCCAGATCCAACCATAAGGATGGAGGTTTTTACTAGCTGATCGATAAATAGCAATTTTCCTTTGCCATTTATTCAGTCGACCTTTAAAACCCAATCCGCCCATTTCTTGTGAACCTGAAAATGGGATTTGGTTAGCTCTAAAAACTCTAGCAATGCGCGGATATGCTCTAGACCATTTGTCCTTGAGCCTATCTGCCTGCCAGTGTGGCATTAAATGCGAAGCTTGTGTATGCTGAGAAAGTACGCTTATCCAGTTCTTATTGGTGGATGAAGCCCCTGTCACAATTGATAGTTTAGAAGCACGAATCCAATTGACGTGCTCTCCGAATACCTTATAGATTTTTCCGCAAAAGGTGAAGCCGATATCAGAAATATGAGTTTTACTCTGGTTAATAGTAAACCCGACGCTGGTGCACCTTTGTACATATAGGTCCCAGTCAACAGCAGTACAATACGTGGCCATATCGTCTCCATAAACTATGGTTCTACGGATGGCTGTTGGTGACATAGCATTTACACAGTATAAATGAGATATGCATAATATTGCGAAGCTAAGAGGTAGCCCCAGTAAAGTACCATTAATGTTTTGTCCGAGTAGAGTTCCTTCCTCGTTGTACAAATTCATTGGTCTTACTGTGCGGAATGCCTGCTCTTTTTGGATGTTAGTCCATTTGAGTGCTTCCGAAATGCCCTCCAATATTGCATAAATCACGTCCTTCTTTAATGTGTCTGTTGCTTGATTCATGTCGGTAGAGTAAAATCGCCGTTTCGTTGTCTGCCTTTTGTCGTCCCAAAGTCGTTTAGCGTTGTAAGTGTGATCGTCCGTATATGCTCCTTTAAGTGCTGGATGTCTTTTTAATATGTTTATGACTTGATCCCCTAGAGGTTGAGCTTGCGATGTTGTTTTAACATCAGCAACATTCGCAATCCGATATTTACCACCTTTTTCAGGTATAGCACAAATCTTACTTCTTGCCTGTCCTGATGGCAAGTTGTTAATGATTAGCGACCACATATCCTCTAACGTTGCGTCTTTAAAGTAACGATAGAGAGGGTGAAGTTTATTATCGGTAAAATCGATCTCTCCAGAGGCATTCTTTGGAGCAGCTCGTACATACTCCTGCATCTTGTCATAAAATAATTTATAAGACCCACCTTTATCTCGTGAATTTTCAAAGCATGAAGCTTCAGTCAAATATGAAGGCTTCATCACGGGCACATTTAATTTAATCTTTTCATTCTTATCGTTCTTGAATGATTTGTTATTTAAATGTCTTATAGTGAGCAAAGTGAATTTCTTCAGGTCCATGAGATCCACTGTTTGGTCCTTGACTTCCACACGACGTCTAGACGCATCTATATGATAATCTAACTGTTTAATTCTGTTATCTTTCTTAATAGCTTCTTCCAAAACAGAGGCAATGAGCTTATCATTACCTTTGGTAAAATCATTGTAGTTCTTAAGATCTTTAATGTAATCGTCCTTTCTTAACTGCGCACGGTCGTACTTTTTCCAGGCCCCAGGTACTCCATTGAGCTCATCAATGTAGAGTCCTCTTGTGACCATTTTATGCAAGAATGCACCTTCTGGGTAAGTAGCTGACGGATGTGTAACGTGGTATCTGTTACGCACCTCTGCGCGAATTTGATTGATAATTAAGGATCTTTTATTTCTGAGTTGGATTGTTCTATCAGTATCCATCAAGATGGTTTGGACTCGTTTTGGCTTTGTCCAAGCGGAAACGGCCTTGTTTATTGCCCGATCTGCGGCCTTTTTATTTAAGATCGGCGGAATTGAACGTGCAAACGTTGCGAGTAGAGCTAGCTGTTGTTGTGAGTGTAGGATACCTCTATGAATGCCTGTATAATAAAGCATCCATAGTTGTGGGACCGTATCACCCAACAATGCTCGCTCAGCATCGAACGAAAGTTGTTTTGCCCATTGTACAACACCTGTAGTTCCTCTAAACGTTATTTGCAGAACGAAATCCCGTAAGAATCTTGTCAAACCTAGAGTTCTCTGATCATGGTTCCATCTTGTTGACTTCATAACGAAGCTATAAGAAGCAATAACCGATTTGAATATCTTTTCGATAACACGTAGTTCTTTCGTAAATCTACCCGATTTCCTCTTAATCGCTAATTGAGACAAAGCTTCTCTAAGTGAATTTCTATCGATCTTTGTATTGGATAGAAAATTCGTAGCGGCAGAAAATGACCTCGGAACTCCTACAGTCCTCTTATTCGGGCCAATCTTGTCAAAATTGATTGGACCTTCTGGACGGGGTTCCTTAACTGCGGTACGAGCGAATGTTTTCTTGTTCTTAACATTTGCACGTGAACCAGCCTTTAGGTGTGCTTCTCTGATTCGAACGTTGAGTGATTTATTGCCCTTATTTTGTCTGGGCATCTTTGTAGACTCTTGTGCCATCTTCTCTAGCCTCGGTGAAACATCTGAGTGTGAGATTTTGGTTTGAGTATCGCTTTGATTACGTTTAGTACTAGGTGACTTAGCCGGTTTTTCAAGAACCTTAGGTTGAGTGAACAGAATTTGTCGTATCACATCGTCGTCGATAACATGTAATAAAAAGACAATTGATCTTAAAGAGTCCGTTATATTGTACATGATTTTTCCGTAGAACATATCGGAGACTTCTTGATATAATGAGACAAGTCTTTTTATTATTTTATCAACGAGTAATTGAAGATAGACATTTCCTGTATAAAACTCTTTCCTAAATATTTCGACTTCTCTATCGCAGACTATATCAAGGTCTAGATAGCGAGTGTCGAGTTCCTGAGGAAAATTACAATTATTTACCAAATAATTTAATATTTCTTGTAAAACTGTAACTAAGTCATCTGGGAAAATGTGACCAAAGACTCGGAGGTGTTCTGGCTTAATCTGG